TCAACTAAGATTATCCCAAGGAAATCATTGCGCTCGTTTTTACCTCCAGTGCCGGATGAAGTTGGTAGAAAAGTACGCACTGTAGCATTATTTCCCGATGGATCTCTTGAGATTGGCAATGGAGTCACCACTTCACCCAGGCCCTTTAAGTATCAGGATCCATTGGGTAATACCATATCAGCCACATTATTTGATGGAGAGCGTTTTGATCGAATATGTCGGAAAGGTGATTGTGGAACTCTCATAATTGCTGAATCCGCTGGAGGATGGTTTATTACATCAATGCACGTAGCTGGATCTCCCAACACTCAGCGCTTAATTTCACAACCATTAAGTGCTCGTATGTTTGCCCCCCATTACCCACAATATCCTGTGGCTAATATGGGAGAGTATAACCTTTTTGATAAGGGTAATGCTCGTTCAGGGCCACTTCGAGAACCCACTACACGTAGTGTTTCGGCTTGGATAACCAAGGGAAGCGGTGATCATATCGGATCATATCATGGTAGATCTACTATGACTAGTAGAGTTAAGGAAACTATGGTATGTAGTGAGGTGTGTTCTGTTTTCCAACATCCTAACCCGTTAACACAACCTCTTATGAAAGCCTATCAAGACCCAGTATCTCTTGAATGGAAAGATCCTTTCACTATTTCTGCCACTACGCAGGCTAACACATCTCCACATTTTACTGATCATGAATTGAAAATCTGTTCAGATGAATATGTGCAACCCATGTTGGATTTTATAGATTGTTATGAAATTAATCTGGGTAAAGAGAGCGTCGATGTTGCCATTAATGGTAATTTTCAGTTTGATGGACTACCTTTATCCACATCTGGAGGATTTAATTTTCCAGGCAGTAAGAGGAAGTGGTTGCTTGAACTTGAAGATGGTGGTTATGAAATGGGAGAGGAAGTCGAAGCAGCTTACAATAATATTTTATCTGCTTACGCAAAGAAGGAGAAGTCAAATACCATGTTTAATGGTTGTTTGAAAGATGAACCAGTATCATTGAGGAAGAGAGCTATAGGTAAAACACGAGTCTTCACTGCTAGTGATTTAGCCTTTTCTATTATTGTACGTCAACAATATTTGCGCGTTTCTGGATTTATTATGAAGCATAATGAATTATCAGAGTGCGCAGTAACCATGAATTGTTATGGTGATGATTGGGGCGACATATATAGGCATATAACCAAGTTTGGTACAGATAACCTTTTTGATGGTGATTACAAAGCTTTTGATAAACAGATGCCTGCTGAAGCAATTTGTGCAGGATTTCACGTTTTGGATCGTATGATAGATAGAGCCATGCCTCGATCAGCAGAAGATGTTTTGATTTGTAACGGAATTAAGACAGATATTATGTTTCCTGTAGTGAATATGAATGGAGATGTCATTATGTTTTATGGAAGTAATTCATCTGGACATTGCCTTACTGTGATCATTAATTCAATAGTAAACAGCATTTATGTGCGAGTAGCGTATCTTTCATTATTTGAAGATATAGCATTATTTCGTTCGTACGTTAGTCTGATAACCTTGGGTGATGATAACGTTATAAACAGTAATCGTGAAGAATTCAACCATACCACTATGACTAAGGCCTTAGGTGATAAAGGAATTATATACACCATGGCTGATAAAGAAGCGGATAGTATTCCTTTTAAGAACGTGAAGGATGTTTCCTTTCTGAAAAGGAAATTTGTTGTACAACCTGATGGTCGTGTCATAGCTCCAATAGAATTGGATTCAGTCTTTAAGGCTTTATGTATGGAGGTATGTAAGGATGTCATATCTTCTGAAGAACGTTTGGCACAAGTTTACCTGAGTGCCAGGCGCGAATGGTCTCTTCATGGTGAAGAGATTTTTAACACTTACACCCGTAGAATGGACACAATATTAGCAAAACATCCC